CGGTCCATCGGCGAGGCGTCGTCGTCCTCGTCGGCGAACTCCTGTAGGACGCGCTCGGACAGTTGCTCGAAGCTCTGGCTTGCGGCGACATGCTCGGGGGCAAGCATGGAGCCGCCGGTCGCGATCTCGGCGAGCATCTCCTGCCAGGGCTGGATCTCCTCGCGTAGTTGTTCGAGGTCGCCCTCGGCGTCTTCTTTGGCACTGCGGAGTTGGTCGATCTCGTCGTCCTTGTCGTCGAGGTCGGCCTGTAACTGTTCGATCTCGTCGTCTTTCTCGCTCAGGTCGCTTTCGAGCGACGCGATGCGCTCGCGGGCCTCTGCGAGTTGTTCCTGAAGGGGGTCGTCGTCAGTCATGGGGGCTGTGTCGAAAGTCGGATTAGGCTGATCCACAGGGGTGTCCGACGGCGTGTCAGAGCTGTCGGTTGCCGCCCCCGTCGTTTCGATGTTGTTCTGCGTCGTCTCGTCGAACTCGCCACAGGCCTGCGCGGCCGCGGCGAGGCCCTCTGCATTCGCGCCCGCAAGCGCGGCCCCGGCGCTGTCCACGTCGTCGGGCGGGGTCAGCAGTTCACGGCCGCGCTTGAGCCAACGGCGCAGGGCGTTCTGTTCGACACCAGCACCGGCGTCATCGCCGGCCACGTCGGCGTCACCGTCGCCGTCACCATCGCCGTCACCGGGCGACTGCTGGCTGGCGTACTCGTCGGGGTCCAGCCCCAGTGCGGCCGCGGTGTCAGCTTCGATTGACGCCGAGTGCGACGCGCCGTATTCGAGGATCGTCACGCGGGGCATGGCGACGATCTCGCTGACGTCCAGCACGTCGGCCTCGGGGTCGGCGACGTCGTGGAAAATGTCAGCGGAGACGTCGAGCAGGCCGAGTTCGACGCGGTCAGCGATGTCCTCGTCGGCGAGATCGGCATGACCCACGGGTCCCGTTCCCTCTTCGTACTCCCAGTCGTCGACGCGCCCGAGGATGTTCTCGGGGGGTACCTGTTCGTCCAGCGGGAAGTGTGGGTTTTCGCCGCCGGTGCCTTTGACGATCAGCGCACCGTTGAGCGTGCCGTCGGCGGCGGCCGCCTGCAGGGCCTCGCGCCCCCAGCGTTTGATGTCGCCCGATTCGCCGCGCGTGATGTCGCCCTCACCGATGGGGACGATCCGGACGCGCCGGCCGGGGGCGTCGTCACCGTCGCCGGCGAGCACGCTGCCGACGCCGTCAGCTAGCTGTTCGTGGTCGTCGTGGTCAGTCATGAGTTAGGGGCATCGCTCTACAGGTCGGTCGGGGGGATCCGCCGTCTCTGGTACTCCGCAGCGTCCGCGGCCGTCATCGGATCGGGCCGGATCCACCGCAGTGCTACTCTGCCGATACGGGCACTAGATAGCATCGGCACCCCGGGTGTGTGTCGCGAACTGGCATCGGTGCGTCGCCCGCCCGGATGTCGTCGATTAGGTAGACGCTGCCCGCCAGTGCCGAACACTGCGGGCAGACACGCGCATCGCCGGCCGTCACCCAGCGATGGCGCGCAGCGTCGTCCTCGCCGGGCGCGGGGTGGGTCCGCTCCGTCGCCAGTTGCTCGGCGTGCGCGTGATCGTGCCCGTCGACAGTCCGGCCGCCGTCAGTGGCGACGTCCGCGTCGGGGACACGTGCCGATTCGGCAGCGACGCCGATGCTCCCGACGCCGGCCGCCTCGTAGCGGGCGAGTGCGGCGTCGTTGATGATCACGACCGCCTTCGCACGGGTGACGAGATCGGTGCGATGCCGGCCGGTCTTGTCGAGACGGTCGTTGATGGCGCTGACCGTGTCGGCTATCGCCCAGCCCTCGCGGACGGCCTGTCGATAGGTGCGCGTGGCGGCTTTGACTGCCGCCTGTGCGGCGTCGCGCAGGTCCTGGTATGTCTCGACGTAGGCGTTGGTCAGCCACTCGTCGTAGTGGCCGGGGCCGCCGTGGTTGGGCTGGTCGCGCCGCAGGATCACGTCAGGCGCGGGGTCGGCGACATCGTGGCCGGCCGCCGAGAGCGCCTGTGCGGCCCGCCGGAGGCCATGTTCAAACATCTCGTGGGCGAACGGCGCGGTGTAGTGGTCACCCTGCCGGACTGGCCGCGCTGGAGTGGGTTTGACCACCTTTTCGTCAACGACGCTGGTGAGCCACTCACGGAACTCGCTGGCCTGCTGGCCGACCGGACGGTCGTTCAGGGGCTGGAACCCGCCACCACCCTCAAACGCGGTGCGGACCCGGCCACGCACCGTGCGCCAGCGTGCGCGGAACTTGCGCTCCCAGCGCTCGCGCTTGGACTGGCTGCGTGTCGGGTCGGGTAGGGCCATCTGTGAACTAGGGTGTGCAGCCGTCGCCGTGGTCGTGGTCGCACTCGTAGTCATGGATGTCGTCGATCACGACCGTGTCGTCAGGCAGCACCGACGAGTACGACGACAGTTGCTTGATCGTCGGATCCATCGGCATCGCGTCGCGCGTGGCGTAGATGCCACGGGGCAGGACGCTCAGGAGTTCGGCGCGCGTCTCAACGCGGCTGATCGTCTCCGCGGCCGGCATCTGGTCGCTTAGGTAGACGTTCGCCGGGCGCACGCCTTCGACGTGGATGGCCCACTCCCGGTTGCATGATAGTCCCGTGCCACAGGCCGGGCACGGGGCGGGATGTCGGCCGGGCGATTCGTCGGTATCCATCTCGGTGGGGGCGGTGGCGGCCATCTCCTGCATGGTGCTTTTGACGAGGCCGGCGGCGTCGAACATGACCCGGTCACGCCGCGTCGTCCTCGTCGTCCGCGTTCTCGTCGGGGGGCTGGTTGCCGCCGCCATCGTCGTCGCTGCCGCCACCACCACCGATGCCGAGTGCGTCGGCGGCCTCCTGCATGGCCTCAGGGTCGGTCATGGCCTCGTCGTCGGGCAGAGCGTCCTCTAGGCCCATCTCGTCAGCGAACTGGTCGGGGTCCATGTTGGCCGCGAAGAACGCCAGTTCACGCGGGAATAGCGCGTCCGCCCCCGACTGGGCGAACGTCGCAAATGCGTTCATGAACCGCTCGAAGCGTTCGACGTCGAAGTCGTCGCGCTTGAGTGGATTTTCGGCCTTGGGCTGTTCGATGGAAAAGTCGATGTCGCCCTCGTAGCTGCCGCCGGCGAGTTCGTCGGCTTTGGCTTCAATCACCGGCTCGAACTTGCGTTCGAGATACCGGCGTTCGTCGTCGACCAGTCGGGCGTCCTTGTCCTGTTGTGGTTCGACGACGAACTGGTTGATGCCCTCTTCGTAGGCGAGTTTAAACCTGGAAATCGGCAGCACCGAGAAAATCTGCTGTACATCGTCCATCACCGCGTCGGTGATGTCGGCCACATCGCCAGTGTGGGTTTCGATGTTGACGACGTCGTGGGGCACGAAGTCGACGCGGCCGGCGAACGACGTGATGTCGTCATCTTCCGGGGCCTCGCGGGCGGACATCTCGCCGGTGCGGTGTTTCTTGGCGTACTCGTTGGCCTGATTCTCTGACCAAGTATCCGACGAGATCACGCGCCACGGGTGGCCGGTGTGTCGGATGGCGACGTCGCGGTCGCGCATCTTCCGGAGCAGTGAATCGATCCGGTCGCCGATAGCCTCGAAAATCGACGTGCCCCACGTCGCCCCCTCGTCGGGGTCGTAGACCAGTTTGAGCAGGTCGTCCTGGGCGAACGGGATGGGATCTTTATCATAGCTGGTCGGCAGGTCCTCGTCGTACTGGACGTACGCGGCGGCCTCATCTCTGGGCGTGCGCGGGTGGTCCGCGGAGACGGGGTCGTCGGGCTGCACGAGGATGTTCTGGTCCTCGCGGGTGTACATCCGAAACGTGCCCGGCGAGAGGAACATCAGCGCCGCGATGGTCTCGGGAGCACTCTCGGTGCCGACCTGTTCGATCAGCACGGTGCCTCGCCCCCGACGCTTCGAGGGGCACTGTCGGAGCATGACCGACAGGTCGTGGCCCGTCTCGCCGGCGTGGATCACACACTGGCTGGCCCACGTGTCCAGCGCATCCTGCATCTCGTCGTCCGTCTCGCCGTCGATCTCGGTGGTGATCTGGTAGCCCGGTTCGATCACCGCCTGATCGAACAACTGCAGAGCCCCCCGGACCAGTGCGAAGCTTTTGACGTACTGCTGCCAGTAGCGGTCGATGTTCGCGGGCGGGTCGTGGACGCTCGTCGGAACGACCGCGGGGTCGGCGCGCTGCTGGCGTTGGGCGACCGTCGAGTAGCCCGTCAAGAACCCGCCAGCATCGTCCTCGCGATGTTCGCCCCGCGGGTCGGGGTCGTCTGGCCCAAGTTGCTCTGCGTCTGCGTCGTCATGCCCGTCCGCGGGGACTGGCGCGTTCTGGTACGAGTCGCTCATGGTTGGATCTGGGAGTGGTGATCTGGACACGAACGTGCATACTGCAGAACCAAAGCCCCGGGGCGCAGTTTTGCAGTATGCACGGTTATGTGGTACTGCCAGCTAGACCGCAGGATCAGCGCGTGACGAGGAACCCGTCTTGCTCGCTGGGGTCGCCCACGCGGGCGGAATTTGCGAGCGCTAACGCGTCGGGGTGGTCGTCGTGGCCGTTCTCGGGGTGCGAGACTTTGACGTGTCGGTTGCCGGTGTACTCGTACTGCAAACGCGTCGTCTCGCGTTCGAGACGGGCGTGCTTGGGCAGGGCGAGTGCTTCGTCCTCGAACGCCTTTTTGAGTTGCTTGTACATCTTGGACTTCCGGGGCGTGCTGAACGGCACGCCCTCGACGACCGGCTGCAGGCTGTCATCCACCTCGGAGTAGTCAACGACGCCTGTGCCCAGCGAGTTGCCGTCAACCCGGAACTCAACGATGTTGTATCGGTTGACCAGCGCACCGATCCGGCCGACCACCTGCGGCGTTTTCGACGTGTCTTCGGCTTCGATATGGACGACCGTGCCGTCGGCCGCCAGCACGATGTAGACGGTGCGGTCGTCGCCACCGCCGGCCACGTCGCACCCGCCAAAGTAGGCGATGCCGCGCTCGGGATGGCCAGGGACGGTCAGCGCAGTGCCACGCCGATCCACGCCGAGGTCGGTCTGGCAGGGCCGATACAGCGACGAGGGGATGTACGTATTGCCCTCTTCGATAAACTCGCCGCGATACTCTTGTCGCCACGTGTCCGAATCCGTGTTCGCCTGTTTCTTGCGCAGCCACGTCGACGCGGTCCGCGGGTTCGCCCACGCCGGCACAGAGTGGGCCGAAAAGTAGTCCGGCTCGCGCTCGGGGTCGTTGGCGCTGTAGTGATAGCCCGTCTGGCCCCGCGGCGTTGACATCACGTAGAGTTCGTGGTCGTCGCCGTGGGTCATGAACATCGGTTCGACGACTTGCTCAAATGACGAGCGCTCACACAGCGCCGCCTCGTCGACGATGACGACTTTCGGGAGCTTGCCGCGTTCGTTGTCACCACCGCCGTTGAGCGACCCCGTGAACACGCGAGTGTCGTTGTCCCACTCCCAGAATGTTTCGTTGTCCCGGTCGATATGGAGCGCGTCCAGGGGCAGCGGCGATTGCTTGAGGCGGTTCTTGCACCGCCGAAACATCTCCATCGCCGTGCCGTGGACGTCGCCAAAGATACCGACGTCGTCGTCGGTCAGGTAAGTGTCGAACAGGACGGCGTCGGCAGCGAGCGCGCCCCCCGTCTCAGTTTTCCCCGTCTGGCGGCCGGTGTTGACCGAGACGTCCGGATGCGGGTCGTCCAGCATCGCACGCTGGTAGTCAAACGGCGTGAAGTCAAACAGTAGCGCGAGGCGTTCCGACCGGGGGCGCTGGCGAGCGTCCTCGGCGAGCGCCCTAAAGTCAAGTTGCCCGTCATAGCCGACGAAGTGCTCAACATACGCCTCGGGCGTCGTCTCTGGGCCGACCGACACCAGTTCGGAGCGGTCGATTGCCTCGTAGACCGGGCCGGTGCAGCGATGGGCTGCTGCGAGATGTGCCCGATCCTCGGGGACCCACCACGAACAATCGGGATGGGGACAGCGCAGCCGGGCACCGCCGAGTCGCCCCTCGTCGGGCACGAGTGACTCGGGGTCGATGCCGAGGTGATCGGCCGATCCCGCGGCCGTCTCGACGCCGGCATCCGACAGCGACGTCCGCACGGGGACGGGCGACCGGTCGCTCTCAGCGTTAGATTGGGCGGTCATGCGTTACTCGTCGGCCAGGTCTTTGAGTGCGCTGCCGAGGCCGGTGATTTCGACTTCGTCGGCCGTGTCGTTGTCGGGCAGCAGCTTCAGGTCCTTGAGCCACTGCCGCCGCCGGCGCGAGAGTTGGTTGATGGCCTGCTGAACCACCGTCGGTTCGTACTGATAGTACTCTTGGCCCGAGTCGCTGATATGGCGCTCGCGGTCGACCAGCGCGTTGTCGGCGGTCATCGTCTCGGGTTTCTGGATCGCCCACGACTCACCATGTAGTTCCTTGGCGACGGTCACGGCACACAAGAACAGTTCCGTTTCCTCACCCGCCGTCGGGTCGCCGTGGCGCTCTCGGTAGCGCTCTATCCAGTCGGCCTGGATCTTGTCAGCCAGCGCGCGCAGGTCGTCGCCCGCCACCTCGTTGTAGAACGCGTGTTCGTCGGTGTACAGATCGTGCGTGGCGGCGTTCCGGTTGCCCTCGGGGGCGCCGCCGTCGTTGCCGACAGCGTTGCCGTTGCCGGCGTGGCTCTCGCCGTCTGCCGACGTCCCACGGTGGTGCTTGCACTTCCCGTCGTCGAACTCGGTGCCCCAGCCAGCCGGCCGCCCGCAGGGGTCCCCAGCCGAGTTGCGACCACCATGGTCGCCACACTCGTTCTGGTAGTTCCGGTCGCCGTCGGCCATGTCGTCGGTGGTGTCGCTGTTCCAGTACGCTTGGTTACACTCGCTCGAACAGCACACGACATCTGTCCCGGCGCGGCGCACGGGCGTGTCGCCCACGGGGTTGCCACAGACCGGGCACGCGTCGTTTGCCATGAGGTGTGTTGTTTCTGTGACCAAAGAGACGCTCGCTCAGGCCGGGGGAGACAAGGCCAACCTATCACCGCCCGGACACCACACAGCACCGCAGTGCCGTAGCAATGACCGGGCGACTCAGTCAGTCGTCGCGCTCGTCGTCGGTGGTGGACGGCCGGAGTGGGCGCGAGTCGTCACTGGGCATGATCTTGTTGAGTGCGGCGGCGAGGCGGCCCTGTCGCAGCGAGAGAGCCATGAAGAAGCCAAGGAGCAGTGCAATCTCGGGCGGGGTTTCGGTCAGGCCGGGGAGCATGGGTGTGGTCGTGTTCTCGGGAGCGAGGTCATCGCCAGTTGCGTGCGAGCGGGGCGTCTTGGCAGGCCAGCCACTGTTCGGTGTTCTTGTCGTTGAGTAGGATCAGCGCGTTGTCAAACACGATGGGGCGGCAGTGCGGGTCGTCAGCGTCAGTCTTAGGAAACTGGTTGCCGACGCGGTCGGGGAACTCGCTGGCGCTCATGAGTCAGGAGTGCGAACTCAATTACAGCTAAGAGAGGGAGAGTGTTTGCCGGTCGTAGTGGCGTGTGTCGATGGGCCAGATTGACGTGATGCCGTCGTCGGAGACGCCGTGACAGTGGGCGATCTCGCGGGGGGTGGTGGTCGCGCCTTTCACGCCGAGTTGTTCGACGTAGTCATCGCTGGGTTTGGGGGAGCCGGAGACGATGATCGGCGGGCCGTTCCACGGGATGTTGCCGCTGACGTGATGGTGGCCCATCCACGCGATGTCGAATGCGCCCCACGAACTGTTGATGGTGTCGAGCAGGGTTGACAGCCACTCTTTGAGGCGGGCGCTCGTCTCGGCCTGGGGCTTGCGGTCCTGGCCGTGGCGCAGGTGGCCGTGGAGGCCGCCGCCCCGCAGTTCGACTGGCGTGTAGGGGCGGGCTTCGCCGATCTTGATGCGGACGTTCTGCAGGCGGTCCCAGTGGTCCTGGCTTTTGGTGATGAAGTTCCGCAGCGCTTTGTAGACCAGCAGGTCGGCGTTGTTGTGCTTGGACGTGCCGTTGGCGCGGTTGACGCCGTGGTTGCCGATCTGGCAGACGACGTTGACGACCTCAAAGTGGGCGGCGAACGTGATGATCTGTTCGAGCAGCGCGTCTTGGACGACATCGGCCTGTTCGTCGAGCCACGCGTCGAGATCCTCGAACTGGCCCTGATAGATGGCTTCGTTCGTCACCATGTCGCCGCCGTACAGCAGGTGGGCGGTGTCGTAGTCGGCGTTGTGTTTCTGGGCCAGTGAGAGGGACTGTGAGGTGATGTACTCGACGACGGCTGGGATCTCGTCGGTTTGGTAGACGATGTCGCCGGCATAGTCGCGCACGACGTCGCCGGCGTGCAGGTCTGATATGTGCGTGACCCAGTCTTCGTTGCCGGGGGCGGCGGGCAGTGCCACCTCGGTCGGTTCGAGGCGTTTCCACTGGCGTTCGAGTGCGTTGTGGCTGAGTTCCCACCAGCGGTTTGCCTTCCGGGTCCGCGTACCGATATGCTCAGAACTGCGCAGCGTGTGGTCGCCTTCGATCTCGTAGAGGCCGGCGTCCTCGTCGTGGTAGATGCGCCAGCCCCGCTCGCGCAGGTCGCTCAGGTACGTCTGGACGATCTGTTCGCGCTCGTCGAGATCGTCAGCGAGTGTGTCGAGCGCGACGCCCTGTTGTAGCTGGCGGACGATGTACTTCTCGCGGTCGTTCAGGGCGCCCGGGTCCGGCCCATCGTCGCCGTCGGCAGTGGTACTCTCGCCGGGAATGGCGTTGACGTCAATGTCGCCGATGGGAAACCACTCGTAATGGTCGCCGTCGCGCTCCCAATCAGCGACGCCGGCGACCTTGAGGGCGTGCAGGTGGTCGGCGGCAGTCGACGGTGAGATGTCCAGCGTCTCGGCGACGTCATGCTTGGTCGCGGGCAACAGTCCGACGACGTCGCGTTCACGCTCGGAGAGATCAGAGGGGGACGGGCCAGACATGGACACAGTACCAAGAGCGCCGGCGGGGGCGGGAGTCAGGATGCCGTGGGCGGCGCTGGGGAGTGGTCAACACCACTGGTGACGGGGGTAACACAGGCTCGCGGGTACTAACAGCCACGAATCGCTGTTATCCGGATGTGAGACGATGGTAGTGCCATCGTCTCGGTGGGCGTGCGTGGCGTCAACCGACCGATACGTGGGATCACGTGGCCATGATGCGGGATGGGCGGCCGGCATGGTCAATAGACGTGGGAGTAGGGCAGGGTAGTTCACGAGCGCAGATGGTGAATGTGGCGGGCGGTGAGGCGGCCGCCGAGGTAGCCGCCGATGGCGTACCACGGTTCGGCGCGGATCTCGGCACGACCTTTCGCGGAGCGGGCGGTCACGAGCGCAAGCCACGCCACCAGCGGGCGGTTGCGGGCATCGGCATAGCCGACGAGTGCGCCGATGAGCAGGGCGTGGACTTCGACAGCGTGTGAGAGAAGCCCATCGCGAGCAGTGGTCTCTTCGCCGGCGGTGGTGAGGGGCATCACGCGGTCAGTCCTCCGTGTCGCGCTCGTCAGGCTGCTGGCTGCTGGTGAACTCGCCGACGCCGAACGCTTGCATGTTGGCGAGTTCGATGCCCCACATCTGTGCCCAGACGAACAAGACGAGATAACGGAAATAGGGAAATAGACCGGTCGACGTCGCTACGTCCATCGCGTGCAGCCCTTCGAAGACCAGCCAGCCGATAAAGACGATGATCGTGACGATCTTGCGGGTGTTTGCGTTGTACTCGTGTGGGTACAATGACAGTGCGCCGGCCACAAGATAGCATTTCAACGCTTCGAGCGGCCGCTGACGCCACGTGGAGAGTGCAGACGGGTCTAGCCAGTCGTGATCGAACATGCGTCGGGGATAGGGAAACGACAGCAGGGGGTCAGAGTTGATCATCTTGATTTCGAGGTGGAAACCCCCCGCTTTAGCGGGGGAAGGTGACGAGAGGGGGAGTGCCAGCGGCGGGACTTGCACCCGCACAGCGGTCAGGCGGCGAGGCGGCGATGCCGAAGCGGCTGGCAGCAAGGTGCTGCTGGCCGTGTGGCAGGTCGGCAACGGATAGCCTCACCGCGGTGGCCGGAAGGGAGCGCACAGGCGTGATCAGGTGAATGCTGGGGGAGAGCGCGCAGCGCAGCGGGAGTGGCCCAGTCCGGGGGAGAACAGCGGCGCGCAGAGATGCGAGTGCGAGTGGTGATCAAGAGAGGTGGTCGTGACAGCCAGCCATGACCGTGCGGCGCGAAGCCGCGTGTGAGTCAGCGCCCGGCCATCGGACGTGACCGCTGGCGACATGCGCGCTGGCATGGGGAAACGACGGCGGGGTGTGCAATGCACAGAGAGAGAGACAGAACCCGCCGCCTTGCCGGCCAGTGACCGACTAAGTGGGACCGGGGGGGATTTGAACCCCCGAAATTGGCCGCTCTGGAGGCGGCTGCCGTGCCGGGC